TTGCCAGAAATGCGTCTCGCCAATGTAGGTTGCTACGGTGTTCAGCCCCGCGCCGTCACCGCCAATATTGACAGGCTCTGCGTTGATTCTCGCAGCATTATCCCCTGCCGCACCGCCTACCGGGTCGGCTATCCCATCAACGTAAATCCAAAGCCTTGTATTCGGGACATCGCGGATGACCTGTAGCAAGTGCCAAGCACCATCGTCATAGTTGTTGACGGTCGTTACGGTGGCTTGGGGGACACCCCCTGCCAACGTCTCGAACACTATCAACCCCGCATTATCCATATAAACTCTATAGCCCTCAGTAACGACGGTGACCTTGTTCAAGATGAGAGATTGCACCCCCGGCGTCGCCGTCATCCGAAACATAATCTGCCAACTCATGCTCTGGTTGAGAATCAAATCCAGAGGGGCAGCGTCTGCAACCCGGATAACCTCATTCGCCCCGTCGCACAAGACGCAGCATCGCCGGGGTGCGTAGAAAGCCCCTACGTCGCCTGTAAATACAGCCATGCGTCACCTCGTTAGTTAATTGCTATCACGCCGGTCGATTCGTAGGTATACGTCACCTCGGATAAACCCCCGCCGACATCAACCCCGATTGTGAAGTTCGTAAGTATGATGTCTCCCGTGATCGTTTGCGCCCCAGTCAGCGTAAATGTCGCCGCGCCGGTTATGCCAGGTAGCACAAGGTCCACGGCGGTATCGGCATAGCAACTGAACGAGCCACTAGCCGTGAGCAACCCGCCCTCTTTCGTGCGCCATACCGCCGGGGGGATAAACACGGTGCTATCGTGTATGTCCACATCGATGGTCATGTTCCACTCTTTGACGTTCGCAACGTAACCACCAGCAACCGCCACATCTCCAGCTTGTCCAGTAAAAACCGCCATGATGAATCTCCTAAACTAATGTCCTACTTCGAGTCATTAAATGATTGCCGTGAGTCTATCTTGCGAGCGATGGAATCACACGTGCGTTGAAGGCCGTCTAGCCTGGCCATAACCGCCGCCTGATCTTGTTCGACCTGCCTCAGTCGCGTGTCATGTGCGTCCGTTGTGCTTGACGCAAGGCTGGATGCCGCCCCGACTATCGCCAAAACCAGCACCACAATAATAGTGATAATCTTCATGTGCTTCGTAGTGCAGTCGGTAGTGCTTGCCATGTCTCGTCTCCGTTAGTCTTTCTCAGTTATTATGTCGTATTGCACCCACCAATGATTGACTCCATCCTCCTCGCGCATTAACGAATCGCCAACCCGTCTTGTTCTAACGTGTGTATATCCCGCGACAGCCAGCACGCCGTAATCGAATACCGCCTTGCACTTTGTAGCGATGTCCATAATCGTCGTTGGGTTTAAGCTCTGCTCAAATACGCTAATCTGCAATGGCAATGTTTCAATCGGCTTCGATGTGTCGAACGTGTAATCCGGCACCTCGATAAGCGTGAAGCATACAGCATACGGGAACGCGTGATTAGGCGGTGCCTCGGTCGTATACCATCTAGGTAGGACAGCAACCAGAGCCGCGTTCGCCTCCCATGCGTCCGCCATAGCTTGCAGAACATTATCCATTCGCGAGTATCCCGTATATCTCGTTGCGCTTGCGTGCCAGTGCTGGTCTCAAATAAGGACGCGCCTTCATCTTGCTTGTGCCAAACTCCAGCCATTTCGCATACTTCAAACTCACGCCGCCCACGGTTGCCATCGGCCCGACAAGCCCGATATTCTCCCCGCCCTCGTCATGCACCTCTGCGATAATCGACCGACGTAATGTGCCCGTCTGAATCGAGGGTGCCTCGCCGTCTTTACTCGCAATGTATCTCGGCGACTTCTTGCCCGTCTTCCCACCCTTCGTAAAGTTCATTTTGACATCCGCCGCAAGCACATGCGCCGCCTTTCTCATGCGTCGCTTCTGGTCTCGCGCGATGTTTGTCAATGCTTCATTCGGATTGAACCAACTCTTGACACTCATTCTCCACGCCCCTCTACTTCTGCCAAAATTACCTTCAGCCGACGCCCTGCCCCGCGCACGCCCTTATTGTCGATCACCGCTTCGATGTTCAACTTCTTACCACCCCAGATGATACGGTCCGTTGTCTTGATTTGCACAAACGCGCACGACATAACATGACTGGCCTTAGCCTGGACCGTGTTATATGCCGCCGCCTCGCTACCAGATAGAGTCGTTACCCGACATGGTAGATGCCGATGCACAACCGCCCACGTGCGTATCTGCCCGGAGCCGTAGTCGCCCGTTGTTATCACGCCACGCTCGACGTTTACCCGATCTGGATAATCAAACCTCATCCGGAATTACTCCAACCCTTGTATCGATACACTGTCTGCTGAACCGACTTAGGAATCCCATCGACGTATTCCTGTCGCTTATACTTCCAGTTGTCGCTCTCTACCTCTGCAAGCCCTGTGTCCTCACCAGCAAGTCCGTAGAGGTGCGCAACGAGTCCCAGGCACGCTTGCTCCAGATCATCCGGCACGGTTGCATACCCGGCGTTGTAGACGACGAACACATTTTGCCACCCGCAACTAATCCCCGACGGCATAGACACCATGCCATTCGAGTTATTGATGCGATACCCGCTAACCGGATCTGCCGACACTTGGTGATTGCCCCACGATAGGAGGCTTGACTGTGCGCCGTTCTCGATAAGCTCATCAGACGGGTATCCGTCATAGATGGTGGACGATGATTGCGCCACCCAGCCCTTGCCGAGTGCGTTGATTGCCGTTACCATTGTGCCGATAGTTGCGTTCGCCGCGAATGTCTCTGTGTCTGCCCCTGCATTTGCGCCGCCGACGATTGTCAATGTCATGCCGGTTGATGTTACAAGCACGGTGGCATACATCGCGTCGGTTGAGGTATTCCGCACCGACATAACCGATAGCTGCCCGATGGTCATGCGCGTGATATTATTCACCGGGTAATTTCTTAATATCAGACAGTCGGTCCCGTCGCCGTCGTATCGCTCTGAGAAATCCCGCGCCATGAACTTCCTATCGCAGACGTTCTCGATGATGTCGCTTGCCCTGTTGACAAACTCTGTAATCAGTTCGTCCGGCGTATACATCAGCGCGAGACTGTTAGCTTCAAGCAGGCATGAGGTTGCTGGCATGACGATTAGGTTGCTGCTATTCTCCGCGCCGTATCCCGCAAGGTTCGCAGTCCAGCCGGCCGTCCCGTTTACCTTAATCATAATCTCAGATAGTGTATCGCTATCCACATCGGTAAAGGTCAACGTCGTAACCGCCGCAGACAAGCCGCCTACGATTGTCAAGACCATAGTTGTATCTGTCACTTGGACTGTTGACGATGTTGCGTCAAGCGCATCGCAGTAAACGTCCACACCGACCTCTCGATTCTGGAAGTCGCTGCGTCCGAGAAACTGCTTTGCTTTCGCAAGCGTTGTCAAGGCATAAGCGTCAATAGCCATTGTATGTGTCTCCTAGAGCATCATAATACTCGGTGCCATAGTCGTTGTATATGCGGCTGTCAAATACGGCCGGTTGGCGGTGGTTCCATTATTCTGCGACACCAGCGTAGTTACAGACCCCGTGGCGTCTGGCCGCAAGAGCCACACACCGCAATTTGATGCCGGGTTATCTACCCACGTTTGCACCAACGCCGTAATGTCAACTGAATACCATGTAGCGTTAGCAACTATCCCCACAGAGCCCTCGGCAACTGCTACATAGTCGGTGCCTGCCAGGCCGCCTGCCGCGCCCCATGCTGTTGTTACACCCCCCGCGCCGTCTGCCTCGCGCGCGTTCCAGCACGGCTCCCCCGCATCAGCCTGGGCGTTTGATTTGGTGCCCTCTACCCAACGCACAAGCCCCTTGTGGACCGCAAGCACGCATCCCGCGATGCACCCCGCCGAAGTCCTGACAAAGACGCTTGCAGAGCTAACCGTGGCACCGGTAGGAATTTCACCAATAGAGAAGAACAGTAGCCCCCGCCGCTCGAATCCACTTGATATATACAGGTCTATGGTGCCGGTTATCCCATAGTTATTGGTGGCGCCGTTCTTGTATAGGAATGCGTCCCGCCCCCCGTGGTAATCCGCCGTTGGGGATACCCCCCTCTGAAATGTTTTAATCGGCATCTGCTATCTCCGCAAGATATAGAGTATTGCAATGCCCTTACCAGCTGCACCGGACGCCGCGATTGTCAAGGTCAATGTGCTGTTCCACACAGTGCGAGGCACACCCGCCGCCATGAGACCGGCTGTCTGCTCGATAGCGGTATCTGACCTGTTCGCCCCGGCCCCCACCATAACATCCGCGCCGTCGGTGTCGAGAATCGTAATGTCATACAGGTTTGTAGGCACGGTGACGATTGAGGGTATTGTAACCAACCCCACGACAAGCCCCGTGTAACTACCGGCGGTGATCCCATTCGCGCCCGAGACAACCCCCGCGCCATCGGCAACCCACGTCCATTGAATCCGGTCGAACCCACCAGCGGGGCTTAACGACTCAGCCCGATATTCCAGTATTGTTGATGTGCCTGCCATCGTTCTACTCCTATGTTAATCCGGTCACTTGCTAAACTGCTGACAGCATCGCCACCCGCAGCAGCGGTTATCGCCGCGCCAATAGTCTTCTTGGCCTCGTTGGGGGTTTGCCCATCCTGCGTGTCATCTGCCATAGCGGCATCAACATACCACACGTTCCCGTTGAATAGCCGCAGATGCTCTTGAATATCCAGAGAGGCCACTACCGCCCCCTCGATACCGTTTACTATTGTCGGCATCAGATACCCCCCTGCCAGACGACTTCTAAGCCCCACGTGCGGTTATTAGTGTTAGCATAGGCCATATCGATTTCGTCGCCTCTAAGCATCGTTATGGGCCTTGTGGGGAACCACTGAACATCAGTCACCGCCGCCATAGCCTGCGTGAACAGTAGATGGTCGTAAACCGCCCCTGTAACCGCGTCCATAGCGATGGTAAAGTTCTCAGCCGCGCCACCTACAATGTCCAGATGCAATCGCACCTCGATAAGCTGCCATGCCCCACCAGGAGCGACGGTGACTGCCATCGCCGCCGCTCCCGTGTCGAACTGTCTGAAAATTGAGTTTGCCACACGTCACCTCTAAGCAGAAGGAGTTCCGATCAGGAGGCCGGTCTCGCCATCAGCGTTCACCCCGTAGTTCTCGAACAGCTGGAGTGCGCCCACGGTGTTGATCCAAGTGAGTATCGTGTCGGTTGCGTTGCGGCAGAAGTTCAAAGACACCCAACCTGTCGCAGCCGCGAATCCCTCGATGTTCACATCAACCGCGTTGGCGTTTTCGAGTCGGCAACCCTCGATAACACAGTCAACCGAAGCCGCGCTCATGTCGATGTTGGCCGCAGCGAAGTCGCCATTGCTAATCAGGCCGAGTATCTGATAGTTGGATGCCGCGCCCATGCTGATAAAGGCGGTGTTGCCTGCGGTGTCTGTCCCGCGATTCAGGCAATTCTTGACCACCAACGCATCGGCGTTAGCGTCTCCGGAAATCCAGAGAAGTGTGTTGTCGGCGCCGTCATCGATGAACTCGCAATCCTCGATGGTGCAATACCCGGCGTTCACGTCGATAGCCGCAACAAGCGCATCCATCGTGTTGATGAACTTGATATTCCGAATAACCACGTTAGCCGCGTCGATGTCCCAGTCTGCGTTTACGTCTGTGGCAAAAGTGAACGTCGGTCTGTCCGAGCCATTGCCAACGCCCTGAATTGTGATTCCCTGCACGTCGCAGACCACCGCAGCTGCAGCCGCAAGAGTCTCGGCGTGATTCTCCATGACGATGATAACGTCATCCTGCTCGGCGGTGCATTGACCAATCGCATAGTCAAGCGTCGCATAAGGGGCCAGCGGTGTATTGCCGTAGCCCACGGTGTCGCTCGCGCCGGTTACTGCCGAGCCGACGAAGAAATACTTACCGGTTGTTACCATCTGCTCCATCATATGCAGGGTCTGACCGCCGCGCCATTGCGCGAATACTTCTGACTTTGCTGGGTTTGCCATGATTCAACTCCTCACTTTTCGGGTTTATCCGGGTAGGCGTAGGTCGCCATGCTATTTTGTGCTGTATGCACGCATCATTTTATCCGAAGAATTGTTGACTTTCTTCTTGCTTCTTTCGCGTCTCTTGCGTCGTGCTAACTTGCGCGTCGCGTTATTTCCGTATGACACCTGTCAAGCCCCCTTTCAGTCTATCATCGCGTCAATCATCGAGGCTGTATCCAGTTGATAGCGCACTTGATTGCCGACAATCGCAACGCTGAAGAACAGCCCAAACTTCCCAGACGGGCCTATCTGCATTGAGATGCAATCATAGCCGCTGTTCGTTGTCAACGTGTCGGCGATAATCTCAACCACATACAAGGCGTTCGCGGCGTTCATGGCAAACGTCGAAGCGCAAACTGTGCGCGTCATGTTGGCCGATGCGATGTTCGCCTCGTTCGTCCAATACTCCAAGAACGTCAACTGTTGAGCACCTGTCCCGGCAACGTCTGTCGCCTCGTTGACGATAACTGCCGGAAACCCATCGGACGCCCCTGTCTGAATTATGAACATGAGGCTATCGTAGCCCTTCATGCTCACATACGGGGTAGATGGTGCAAGCCCCCTGTAATCGGCGGGGGCAATCCCAAACATGGGAAGCCGGTTCTGGATTAGCTTGCGTGGTGCCATTTCCACCTCGTTAAGCCCGTCTGGGCGGCAACGAAGCCGAAGCCCCGCTACCGCCCGGAGGGGTGAGAACTTAATCAGCAATCGCGTCAATCATTGTTGCGGTGTCGCGCTGGTATCGAGTGCGGAAGCCAAGAGCTACCGCGCTATAGAAGTCAGCGTTTGCGCCGGGCGTTGCGATTGCAAGACTGATGCAATCGTAGTTTGTATTGGTCGTTAGAGTATCAGCAGTGATCTCTATCGCATACAAGGTATTCGCCTGGTTGATGATGTTGAACGTGGAAGCGCAGACTGTCCTTACCATATTGGCCGAAGCCGCAGTAGCGGAGTTAGTCCAGTATTCGAGGAACGTCAACGCCTGAGCACCAGTAGCGCCCACATCGGTAGCCTCATTCACAGTTACCGCGGCAGTGCCAGCAGCCCACGCGCCTGTCTGGATGATAAACATCACAGACTGATAACCCTTCATGCTGATGTAATCTCCCGTCGATGCCGCACTAGTCCAGTTCTGCGGAGCGGTTGACCATATCGGGAGTGCTTCTTCGATGAGCTTTCGTCCAGCCATGTCATCATCTCCTAATTAAGGTCGGGACGCGAGAGCGACAAACGGCGACTGCGTGACTGTTCCCTGATAGGGAGTCAGCGGTGCAGCCCACCACGGTTGGCCGTCCACACGGGCGACCAGACGGAAAACTTGCTCGTCATACACAAAGCGCACGTGCATGGATACATCAGTCTTGATACCGCCGGCCTTCGTGAGAGTCACATACTGCGACCAGTCACAAAGGATGATATCGCCAACGGTGCCGAGAGTCGAGCACCATTCAACCGGGATAACCGGGCGACCCTTGAGCGTCGAATACGGCGACGCCGAATATCCACCAGCAGGCAGATAGACAGGCAAACCACCAGTGCCGACATTGATCGCCATGTTATCCATCTCAGGCTCGATGTCCTGGTTGATAAGCCATATGGCGTTACGTCGGCTCGGAGCATACATGCGAGACCACATCTTGCTGATATTCTCAGCCACGATAGTAGTCACAGCCTGCCCCGGCTCGGCATCAACGGTAATGAGAACCGGCGCGTTGAGAATGCCAAGCGGCATACCCGCACCAGTGCCTCTGATGAGCGAGTTGTTGGTCATAAAGGTAAGCTCTTCCGACCCAACCTTTCCAACGTAGCTCTCAAGGGCGAATGATGAATCCTCAAGCAGCTCATCGGTGACGGGAATCAAAACTGCGTGTTTGTGCAGATTCAGTTCCAACTTCCCGACCGTCGGCTTCGAGGCGGTTTTCTCTGTCCCTTCATCAAGCCAATAACCCTGCACACCACCAGCACGGGCACCGTCTTTACGACTGGTTTCCGCGCTCTGCGGGAAGGTCATTCGGTTGCCCACAATCGGATAGCTGTCTGTGCGTGCTATCAGGCTCTCGGGTGAATCGACTGACCTCTGCCACAACACCGTAGAAAACTCGCCGGGAACCAGGAACCCACCATCAGACCCTACGTTCTCGCCCATTCCGCTTGCGGCTTTCATCGCGGCGAGTCGGTTGTCCATAA